AACGCTTTAAAACAAGCAAAATTAGGTTATAACATGATGAGTTCTGAAATCAGGCAACTTCAAAGGGAAAGTCCGTTTTTAAGACGTGCGATAGATGTTAAAAAGAAACAAATTACTAAATTAGATGATGATAGCTTTGCAATTGCCGTTGCCGGAAAGCCGGAAACATTAGACGGCTTTTCTAGTTCAGGTATGGCTTTGATTGATGAATATTGGATGCAGAAAGATGATTCAGTATTGAACTCCATTAAGAGTGGTCAAATTAAGGAACCTAACAGCCTATGCGCTATCTGTTCAACGACAGGTAAGTTTCAGCACGGGGCAATGAAAAAGCTATACGATCACTATACAGACGTCTTAAACGGCAAGCATGAAGAAGATACAACCTTTATTGCCATTTGGGAGTTAGATAATCCAAAAGAAGTTACTGATTCAAATAATTGGATTAAGGCGAACCCACTATTAATCAATAAAGAAGTTTCGGACGTCCTAAAGCCTAAATTACAAGCAGATTTAGACAGCGCATTGCAGACAAAAGATACTTCAAATTTCATTATCAAGAATATGAATTGCTGGCTTAATGCTAGTGATGATAGCTTTATTTCTGATTCAGACTGGCAGAATGCAATCGTTAAACCAAAACCAGATATTTCAGGCTCAAAAACCTATATCGGATTAGATTTATCAGCAACCAATGACCTTACTTCAATTAGTTGGTTATGTCAGCTAAAAAATGGTAAATGGTTTGCAGACTCATATTCTTTTGTGTCCACAAAAACGGATATTGTTACGAAGATGAAAGCAGACGGCATTAATTATGAAGCATTGGAAAAAGCCGGTGAGTGTGAACTCTCAAAACTTGATTCCGGGTTAGTTGATTACGATTTGGTTTACCAGTTCATTATTGATTTAATCGAAAAAAATAATTTAGATATTCAACAAGTTTGTTACGATCCGTGGCAGGGTTCGGCAATTATTTCACGACTTGAAAAGCATGGTGATATTCCATTATTTGAGGTTACTCAAAACGAAAAAATGCTATCAGAACCAACGAAAGCATTCAGAGAAGCGATCATAAATAAAAATATCATTGTCGCTGATAATCATTTATTGAGATATGCAGTACAGAACGCAGTTCTACATTACAACAGCACAGGCGCTATCAGAGTTGATAAATTAAGAAACAATCAAAAAATAGATCCAATTGCGGCAATGATTGACGCTTACACATTGCTACATTTAAAAGAAATCGAGGTAAACGATGAAAAACCTAACTCGTATTATGAAAATTATTCGTTCTAAAATTCCAATTCAGACAAGTTTGTTTTTAGCAGGCTTATTTTTTTTGGCTTTAGCAAGCTTTATTTTTAATTTGATAGTCGGTTTTTACACGGTGGGAATTATTTTCGTTGTTTCCGCTTTGATAATTAATTCAGAAAAGAAAGGAGGAGAATAATGGGTTTATTAGTCAATAACACGGACACAAGTCCACAACCAGATTCAAGTGACGCCTTTTTGGACGCCTTGATAAGTATGAGTGGGGATTCAGACTTTTATGCAGGTAAGTCAGTTTTGCGCAATCCAGATGTGTATTCAGCAATTTCAACGATCAGCAATACAGTCGCTTCATGCCCGTTTATCAGTTCAACGCCTCTAATCAGTAAAATGCTCAACAATCCAGATGTCGATAATATTCGATCAGGCTTTAATTTTTGGTCAAGTGTGATGACAAACCTGCTCATTAACGGTAACTCGTTTTGTCTGATTGAGAACGGTGGTCATGCTTTGAAGTTTGTTGAAAATTCTCAAATGACCGTTTCTTACGACACTGCTACAGGCAATGCCAGCTATCGTTATCAAGCCGACCCTTCAACGCGTGCGCAGAATGTGCCTATATCACAGGTTCTACACTTTAAAATTCTAAGCATGGACGGTATCGCAGGAATTAGTCCGCTTTATGCTTTAAAAGATTCACTTAGCTTACAAGGTATCGGCACAGAAACATTGAAAAATGTTTTTCAGAGTGGCATCCATGGAATGCTGAACGTCAATAAAGTCGACTTATCAGACGAAGCGAAAGAAAATCTAAGACAAAACTTTCAAAAGATTGCTAGTTCAGGCGTTGGCGTGAGTGACGACAGTATCAAGTTTGAACAGATTTCAGTCGACAAAGGACTTTTAGAGGCCATTCAGACCAATAATTTAGCGAGTGAGAAAGTTGCAGCCACTTTTTCGCTTCCATCAGAAATGATCGGTGTTGAAAACGCACATAGTTCAGTTTCTCAATCATTGAAAACTATGTTCATGGCCGGAATGCAACAATATTTTGAAGCTATCTCAAGTGAGTTAAACAATAAATTGTCAGGATATTCAATTAGTCAGGATTTAAGCGGTATTTTGCCAGCCAGCTTCGCAGACAAAGCTAAAACGCTTGTCAGTTTGATTCAGAATGGCATTATGACGCCGGCAGAAGCACGGCAATCGCTTAATATTGATGAACCAGACGATTCAAAGAACGAAGCGTTAAATAAATATTATGCTTCATTGAATTACTCGCAACTCGATAATTTGTCTGAAAATGACTACAACAAAGCGAATGCTTCAAAGTATTCAAATGACAATACGGATTCAAATGACAATACAGATACTAATGAGGAGGGAAATAATGACAAAGATTCAAAATAACGAGAAATTAATTTTGAAAGCTACTAATTTACGTGCTTTAGATCAAGATGACAAAGAAAACGATCAAAGTAAAACAATTAGTGGCACTGCAATTAGTTTTAATTCTCAAAGTAAAGATTTAGGTGGATTTACAGAAATTGTAAGTCCAGACGCTTTGAACGGGGTAGATTTAAGCAATGTTTATTTAGTTTTAGATCACGACTTATCAAAGCCGTTAGCAAAGAATGGCGTTAACCTAACACTAACACCAGGTGATAATGGTTTGAGTTTTGAGGCAACAGTAGACACATCAATTTCATACGTTAGTGATGTCTATAATTTGATTCAGAACGGTGTTGTTGATTCAATGAGTTTTGCTTTCACTGTTCCAGATAACGGTGATTCATGGGTTGAAGATGAAAGTGGAAATATTGTTAGAACCATTACTCAAATTGACCAATTATTTGAAATTTCAGTAGTCACAATTCCAGCTTATTCAGAAACAGATGTAGAAGTAGCAACACGAAGTTACGAGAAATTTATTAACAAAAAACAAGACAATTCAAAAGAGGAGAAACGAAACATGACAGAAAAGACAATTATCAAACCAGAAAACGAAGAAACTAAGGCTCAAAAAGAAGTAAGATCATTCGAGGGTTATATCCGTTCAGAGGGTGAAACTCGTGACGGTTTAACCACTGACGGTAACGGTGTATTGATTCCGAGTGAGGTAATTACACCGATTTTTCAATCAAAGAAGAACAGCAACCGTCTATCAGATTATGCAACAATCAAGACGGTTAGTGTCGGTCAAGGTAGCTACCCTATTGCTGGAAACGACCCTTCAAAGGTACTTGCAACCAAAGCGGAAAATGCTGCGATTGGTGACGTTGACCCAGAAGTTACGGGCGTAGAATTTAAGACGCAGACACGTGCTGGAAAAGTTTACTTGTCACAAGAATTAGTCGATGACAATGCGATCAACTTTTCCACTGAAATTCAAAATCAAATGGCAAAGTTAATCGACAACACCGACAACGCACAAATTCTCGCTAAGTTGAAGACTTTGTCACCAGTGGTTGTTAAGAGCGTGGACGATATTAAGCAAGCTAAGAATACTAAGCTAGACCCAAGTTTACAACCAGTTGTGGTCGTGAACCAAAGTGCTTTCAATTGGTTAGATTCTCAAAAAGATAGCGAGGGTCGCTATTTGATGAGTGAAGATATTCAAGCACCTACTGGCAAGGCGTTATTTGGTCTACCAGTTGTTGAATTAAGTGACGCTGTATTGCCAAACGTTGCCGCAGGTCAATTCCCTATGTATGTTTCTGACTTATCAGAAACCATTGCAATCTTCCGCCGTAACCAAGTAACTACTAAGTGGACGCAATTCGATTCATACAGTCAAGGCTTGGCGGTCATGCTGAGAAACGATTATGAATTTATTGACAATACGGCTACCGTAGCCCTGACAATTGACACGACTACACCAACAACACCAGCTAAGTAGTTAAAAAATGAAGACGGTCATTGTACCGCCTTTTTTTACATATAATTTAATTTGAAAGAAGGTATTAGAATGGCAGACACAGCAACAAACTTATTAAACGAACTGAAAAGTTCGCTTCACATTCCATTAGAAGTTTCAGATGACGACCAGTTACTCACTGATTACATTTATTCGGCAAAAGCATATTTAAACAACGCTTGCAACAATGATATGAGTTTAGATGACAGGTACAAATTCATTGTGATCGAGATTTCGACTTTACTCTACCAGAACAGAGGTACGGCAATAGTCACAAAAGACTTTCCTTATTCGTTGCGTTGCGTGATTAATCAGCTAAAATATAGTTAACCTTCTATTTATTGGTGTTGACACATATCAGAAAAACGTCATTCTTAATTGGGTGGCGTTTTT